TGCTGTACAGAACTCGATATATAGAATTCAGACAAACGAATAAATTTTTTCAATCACCTAAAATAAAGAAAAATGGCTGATTTTTCATTAACTACGCTTTTCGTAGTACCAGTAGGGCAAACTGCGCTCCCTAGTTCTGGATCTACGCAAAACTTGACAGCTGGACAAGTAGGCATTTTCAAGAATGACTACACTCTGGCTACAGCTGTAAACATTGCAGCTGCTCCCTATTTTTATGTTGCGCAGGGCCGTACTAACACTTATCTGCAAGGCTCTAAGCGTTCTGATAAGATTAAAGGTTGTCCTTCAGGATCTGGTTGCAACAGCAACGTAACTGAGTGGTACAAGGTGCAAGGTTGCCCTACTCCTGTAACTCAAATTACAGACGTAGGAAACTGGAACGTACAGTGTGGTGACATTGTTACCATCACTCTCCGTGCCCACTCTAGCTACTTGGATACCCTGTATTTCAACGGTTTCACTCGTTCTATCACTGTGAACGCACCTTGTTGCGATTGTGGTGGAGATCCTTGTACTACTGTTGATGTGCCTGCTTTGATCGATGACATCATCCTTCACTTCTTGTATCAGGCTCCTGGTAACAACCCTGACAACATCACTTTCTCTGACTTCTATCAGTTCCAGAGAATTGGTAACGACCAAAACGCATTCTTGCGTATCACTGGTAAGCCTCTTACCAAATATGGTCAGCCTTGTGATGTTGCTGCATTCCCTTTCGAGTATGACAGAATGTGGTTCCGTACATTCGTGTATAGCGGTCCCGCTACCACAGCTGACTTCATCGTAGCAGACAATTGTAACATTGTAGCTGATCCAGTAATTGTACAGCGTTCTTCTTATGCCGTTGGTACATCTGCTGAAATCGCTCAACTGGAGAAGAACTTCTACAGCTACCAAGCTGGATATTTGAAGCACCTCTACAGAATGGGTGGCTACAATGAGAACTTTGAAAGCTGGGTATCTGATGGTACTACCTATGATACCTACTACATCAAGTTCAATACCTATGATAAGTCTGCTTATCAGTGGGGTGACTACATCTTTGAAGATAGCACCGTAATCATCGCTGTTCCTCAAACACAAGCGAATGGTTCTGCTAATCCGATCGGTGGACTCATTGAAGCTGTTCTTGAGGGTGGTCTGGGTGCTGTAACTGCTGATAACTCTTGTATCACCACTACATCTACCACCACCACTGTATGGCCTTCTACTACTACTACATCAACTTTGATTCCGTAATAGTAGGGTAGATACATAGAAATATTATATTAACCTAAGCCAGAGGTGAGAGGATACAAACTCGGATCCTCTGGCTTATTTATTTAAAACAACATGGCAGACTTGAAACTAGACATACTAGTGATTCCTACGTACAACACACTTACGTTAGGAGTTGCTGATGCATCTGTCTATCCTACAAACCCCCCTGTTGTTTCTGGAGCTACTATTGAGATTAATGTTCCTGGTTTTGGTATTGTGTTTAGACCTTTCAGTGTGAATGACTTCAACATCTTCAACTCTTCAAATCTAGGCATCACTGCGCCAGGGGTGGAACAACCACTTCCTGACGGTGTGTATCATTTAAAATACTCTGTTGCGCCCGCATACCTTAACTTTGTAGAAAAGTCAATCATGCGTGTTGAGAAGTTACAGGAAAAGTTTGATGGTGCATTCATGAAGCTTGATATGATGGAGTGTGATAGAGCTATCAAAACACAAGCAAAGGTAGATCTCACTTCTATATACTTCTTCATTCAAGGGTCTATAGCAGCAGCTAATAACTGCGCTACACAGGAAGCGATGAAGCTGTATAACCAGGCAGACATGATGCTTGATAATTTCCTCAAAAACAACTGTGGTTGCTCTGGAAATAACTACGTGATAAATTTCTATTAATATGGCAAAATGTAGAAACTGCGGAGCTAACGTTGGGTGTGGATGTCAATTGATTAATGGTCTTTGTGCGTTGTGTAATGCAGCCACTAAGCAAGGACGAAAAATTATAACAAATGTTATCACCCAGGCTTACAAATTGTCCAGAGTGCGCTAGTATCCCAGCACTAATTGCTGAGATAGATTGCAAGTTAGCTAATCTGGCCAACAATTTATACAACAATGTTGTGTTTATTTTGAACCAACCTGTTCCTGGTGGAACAATGTTGGACCTCCTGAACTACAGGAGGATTCTTGTTTACAAATATTGCAATCCTAATTATAATGCTGAGTTCAGTGTGAACATGATTGCCAGCAGAGTTAAACTTCTAAAATTTAGATAAATGTCTTGTTCTAATTGCTATAATGGATGTACAGAGATTGTATCAGATCAGTGCGTAAAGTATACAGGTATTGATGTTCCCGTATTGGGAATCAAAACTGGTGATTCGCTCTCGTATGTGGAGCAGGCATTGATCGAGTTTCTCACATCCACATTGAATGGTGCAGGTATTAAGCTAGATCTTAATCCCACAATCATATGTGATATTGTAAAGAAAAACCTAATTGCTTGTGAAGACTTCACTCTTCCTAATGTAATTACAGCTTTAATCAAGGCTGTGTGTGAATTGGATGAGCGTCTTACAGAACTTGAGACTGATTTTGCTGCATTGGAAGGACCCTACACTGTAGGATGTCTCACTGGTGTAACTAGCACTTCTGGAACACATGCCATCCTTCAGGCAGCCATCAATAAGATTTGCGGTCTGGAGGTTGAGTTGGACGCACTTGCTTTGAATGTAAGCACCAACTATGTACAACTTGCAGACCTAAACACACTGATTGCTGCATATTTAGCATCAATCAGTGGAGGTGGTACCAAGTACAATACTAGAATGGTGCCTAACACTGTTGTAGAATACTATGGTAGCTTAACAGGTAACTTTGACGCTACAGGTGCTGGACTTGGTCTTTGGGAGAAAATCTACCTGTGTAACGGAAACAACGGTACTCCTGATAAAAGAGGACGTGTACCAGTTGGTGTTACATCTGGTATGGGTGGGGGTGCTTTAAGTCCTGTTGTTGATCCAGCTCTTGGTAACCCTGCTTATGCATTGTTAGGAGCACAAGGAACTAACTCTGTGGTACTCACTACTAATCAGATTCCTTCTCACACGCACCCTGCCACTGCTGTAAGTACTCCAACAGACCCTGGACATACTCACACTCTTAAATATAAAAATGGATTTTCTGATCCAGATGAATCAGGAGCTGTTCCTGACTATATGGACCAAGCTGGTACAAAGAGTGCGTCTGCTGTTACAGAGGCTGCACTAACAGGAATCACTGTAGCAACCACTGTTACAGTTGCTTCTGCAGGAGGTGGACTAAGCCACCCTAACTTCCAGCCTGGTCTAGGATGCTATTACATCATGTACATTCCTTAATAGTTAAACTCTTTATATAAAATGATATTCCTGCCACCCAATCCGTGCTGTACACCAACTCCACCTCCATCCCCTTGTGGTGGATATGGTGGATGTGATCCTTGTAATGCATCTCCTATACCAACAAATAACGTTTCTTATAGTGGTCCCAATCTACCTTGTACACAAATCAAGACTTGTGACACAGTAACTGTAGCGTTTCAAAAGGTTGATGCTCAAATATGTTTGTTGAAACAGCAAATTATTAATCTTCAGACTGCCTTAAATAATTGCTGCCCAACTACCACTACAACCACCACAACTGTAGTTCCAACTACAACTACCACCACTACAATATTATGTCCTTCTTGTACATTCTATTCTGTAACCAATTCCACTGTTTCAAGTGTTGACATTGTTTACTACGCTTGTGGAGGAACATATATTCAAACATGTGTCGCAGGACCTAGCACTATTTATGTGTGTGCTTGTACAGGATCTGTTGTTGTACCACCCATCCCTGGTGTAACGCTTTCAACTCTTGGCGCGTGTCCCACAACTACAACAACAACTACCACTACACCACCCACAACAACTACAACTACAACAGCTGTACCGCCCACAACTACAACTACTACAACTACTCTTATC